CAAACTCAAAAAAATGTTATAGTAACCGTCCGATTTATCTTCCGCAGGTGGCATAAGGCAGAAGGCACAAGAAATCAGCCTTCGGAAAGGCAAGGTGATCCGAATGAAGCACACGCTTAGAATTAGTGTTTCAAAGGAACCACAGGGCGGCGGAATAGTTGGCTGTCGCCGTGTCACCGTGCGCGAGAGACTGCTGCGTCTCCTGCTGGGTGACAAGCAAAGGCTGACGGTCATTGTCCCAGGCGACAGCGTGAGAGCGCTTTCAATTATTGAGGAGGGGGGTGATAGCCATGAGCAAAACCAAGCTATTGCTGGATGTAGCGGCTAACCTAAAAAATCTGGCAGACAGCATTTGGGCTGTAGCAGAGACAATGGCGGATGGTGAGCCTAGCGGGGCTTTGAAGCCGGAAGCACCAAATGTCAAAAAAGAAGAAAAACCTGAAACCAAAGCGGTCACGCTTGAGCAAGTCCGGGCTGTGCTGGCTGCGAAAAGCCATGATGGCTTTACCGCTGAGGTCCGAGCACTGTTGGAGAAGCACGGTGCATCAAGGCTCAGTGAGATTGACCCGGCGAATTATCCCGCACTTCTCACGGATGCGGAGGGGCTGAAATGAGTAAACACGCTATACTCTCCGCTTCTGGAGCGCACCGCTGGATGAACTGTACTCCATCAGCCAGGCTGGAACTGGAGTTTGATGAGAGTGAAAGCGAAGCCGCTGCTGAGGGTACCGCAGCTCATGCCCTCGCTGAACACAAACTGCGCCGAGCACTAAAAATGCGCTCGAAGAAGCCAATCTCCAAGTACGACTGCGACGAAATGGACGCCCACACCGGCGCTTACGTGGATTTTGTGCTTGAAACCATCGCCCAGATAAAGTTGACATGCAACGACCCGTTGGTGCTGATTGAGCAGAGGTTGGATTTTTCCAGGTATGTACCGGATGGTTTCGGAACCGGCGACTGCGTTATTATCGGCGATGGTACACTCCATGTTATTGATTTTAAGTATGGGCAGGGCGTTCTGGTGAATGCCAAGGACAATCCCCAGATGAAGCTGTATGCACTTGGTGCCCTGGAACTGTTTGACGGGATATATGACGTCAGTACAGTGGCCATGACCATTTTTCAGCCACGCCGGGAGAATGTCAGCACCTTCACGGTATTTAAGGAATCGCTTTATCAATGGGCGGAGGAAACACTGATACCCACGGCTGAGTTGGCTTTTAAAGGTGAGGGCGACTACGTCCCGGGTGAACACTGTCAGTTCTGCCGGGCTGCGGTAAAGTGTCGAGCCAGAGCCGAAGCCAAGCTTAAACTGGTGGCCTTTGAGTTTGCACTGCCTCCCTTGCTTTCCGATGAGGAAATTGGTGAGGTTCTTAATTTGATCGGCGACCTGACCAGTTGGGCAAATGAGATTATATCCTATGCCACAGACGCTGCTGTGAACCATGGCAAGGATTGGCCCGGCTTCAAGGTGGTCGAGGGGCGCTCCGTCCGGAAATATACCGACGAGAAGGCCGTAGCCGAAACGGCAATAGCTGCTGGATACCGCGACATCTATAGAGAGAGCCTTATCACCATTACTGAGATGGAAAAGCTGATGGGCAAATCCAAGTTTAATGAAATTCTCGGCGGACTGGTTATAAAGCCGCCCGGCAAACCGACCCTGGTTCCGGTTGCGGACAAGCGACCGGCGATGAGTATATCAAACGCAAAAAACGAATTTATGGAGGTTTAATACTATGTCAAATACAGCAAACAGAGTTAATCGTAGTCCTGGGAAAAATCCTACCAAGGTTATCACCGGCATTGTACGTCTATCCTATGCGAACGTATGGGAACCCAAGTCTATAAACGGCGGCGCGGAAAAATACAGTGTCAGCCTGATTATCCCCAAGTCAGACACTAAGACCATCGCGGCCATCAATGCAGCTGTGGATGCAGCAATCGAGGAAGGCAAAGGCAAATTTGGCGGCAAGATTCCTTCTAAAGCGCAGTTAAAACTTCCGCTTCGTGATGGCGATGTCGACCGCCCTGATGACGAAGCTTACTCCAACAGTTATTTTGTAAACGCCAATAGCAATACCGCTCCACAAATCGTGGACAGGCAAGTCAACCCTATCCTTGAGCGTTCAGAAATCTATTCTGGTGTTTACGCAAGAGTCAGCATAAACTTTTATGCCTTCAACTCCAACGGCAACAAAGGAATTGCCTGTGGCTTGGGCAATATCCAGAAAATTCGTGACGGTGAACCGCTGGGCAGCAAATCAAGTGCTGCTGATGATTTTGGCACTGATGTGGACGATGATTTTCTGTCATGAGAACGCTTAGTATTGATTTAGAGACTTTCAGCACGGTAGACCTCGCGAAAAGCGGGGTCTATCGCTATACTGAGTCCCCGGATTTTGAAATCCTGTTGTTCGGCTACAGTGTTGACGGTGGAGGCGTTCAGGTTATTGATCTGGCCAGAGGTGAACATATGCCGGATGAGATTTACAGCGCCCTTTTAGATGAATCCGTTATCAAATGGGCACATAATGCGCAGTTTGAACGGGTATGTCTGTCCCGCTATCTTAACCAGTGGCTGAAACCAAATTCCTGGCGCTGTACCATGGTCTGGTCCGCATATCTTGGTCTGCCTTTATCGCTGGAGGGTGCTGCGTTGGTCACCGGCGCAGAAAAGCAAAAGCTGATCGAGGGGAAAGATCTAATCCGCTACTTCTCCATGCCCTGCAAGCCTACAAAAACAAACGGCCAGCGAACACGTAATCTTCCCGAGCACGACATTGAAAGATGGGAACGCTTCAAAGTCTATAATGCCCGCGATGTGGAAACGGAAATGGCAATACAGGCAAAGCTGGCGAATTTTCCCGTACCGGAAGATGAGTGGAAAAACTATATCCTTGACCAGGAAATCAATGATCGAGGTATCCTGCTGGACATGACCCTAGTAAGGCAGGCGATTAGCTGTGATGAGCAATCTCGGTCGGAACTGACGCGAGTTATGCAAGAACTGACTGCATTGGATAATCCCAACTCAGTCGCGCAGATGAAGTCCTGGCTTGCTGAACATGGCCTTAAAACAGATACGTTGGACAAGGCCACGGTTAAGGAACTGCTTAAGACCGCACCCGGCAGTCTGGGACGTGTTTTAGAATTACGGCAGAAGCTAGCCAAGTCCAGTATAAAGAAATACACAGCGATGGAAAACGCAGTCTGCTCCGACAGTAGGGCGCGCGGGTTGCTGCAGTTCTACGGAGCTAATCGTACTGGTCGCTTTGCTGGGCGGTTGATCCAAGTACAAAACCTTCCGCAAAACCATCTATCGGATTTAGAGGAAGCTCGTAATCTTATTCGTTCCGGGCAATTTGATGCAGCAGAGATGCTCTATGAATCTGTGCCCTCCGTTTTATCCGAACTTATCCGTACCGCATTCATCCCCAAATCTGGATTCAAATTTATCGTTGCTGACTTTTCCGCCATTGAGGCTAGAGTAATAGCCTGGTTGGCGGGTGAAACATGGCGTAATGAGGTATTTGCCACTCATGGCAAGATTTATGAAGCATCAGCTGCGCAAATGTTCCATGTCCCCATTGGAGAGGTCACCAAAGGCAGCCCGCTGCGCCAGAAAGGGAAAATAGCCGAATTGGCGCTTGGCTACGGCGGATCAGTCGGTGCTTTAACCGCTATGGGCGCTCTTGATATGGGGCTTACTGAGAATGAACTCCAGCCGCTGGTAACCGTCTGGCGAAAGGCCAATCCCAACATAGTAAGGTTCTGGTGGGACGTTGACCGGGCTGCCAAAAGGGCGGTCAAGGAACGCGTCACTACGGAAACACATGGACTCCGCTTTGAGTACCGCAGCGGAATGCTGTTCATTACCTTGCCATCCGGCAGGAAGCTTTGCTATGTGAAGCCCAGAATAGAGCTAAACCGCTTCGGCAGCGAATCGGTGACATATGAGGGTATTGGGACAAACAAGAAATGGGAGCGCATCGAAAGCTACGGGCCTAAGTTCGTGGAGAACATCGTCCAGGCGACCTCAAGAGACATTCTCTGCCATGCCA